ATTATATTTATAAGCCATTGCTTACATATAATTGCACCCGCTCCTTGAATAAGTGTATTCAAACTAGAGTGGATAGACCGTGCAAGTAGAATTCTTTTATCAAGTGCGACAAGTTGGTACTCGCCGTACTGACGTTTACGTTGTTGTAAAAATCTTATTAGTGTTTGGTTTAGTGTCTTCATTCCACTAACTTTATTTATAAATCGTTTACGACTTTCTAATCCAGCAACTGTATCTCCTCCAACTATCTGCCCTAGCTTTGTATCACCAGCTCCATAGATAAATGCATAGACCCACGTCTTTGCCGTTGGTCTGTCTTTAAGTCCGATAATCTTTTGGTTATAGGTATGGATGTCTCCATCCACAACTTGTTCTGTAAACTTAGGGTTTCGTAAGTAGTGAGCGAAACATCTAAGCTCCAACCCACTTGCATCGGATCCAACAAGACAATACTTATCTGGATCTGATACCGTCCAGAGTGAGCGACACTCCTTACCATATGGGGAATAACTTGCTGGAACCTGTGCCATATTAGGACCGTAATGACTCATACGAGAAGTCACACACCCTAATGTTATTACTCTTCCGTGTACCTTGCTATCATCTTTAACATTCTTTAACCACGATTTTATTTGGGATACTCTTTTCTCAAACAATAGGTACTTAGCAATTGTCTTTGCCTCTGGGTAATCTAATCCTTTTAAAACTTGCTCATCAATAACTGGTAGTCCAGTGGGTGTGGTTTTAGTAGGCACCCATTGATATTTCTTTTGCAACCTCTCGGCTATTTGTTTTCTGGAACTAGGATTAAACTCATCAACATG